GCAAACCTTACAGGTATCGAAGGAATTCCTACAGCAACTATTGTGCCGTGGTCTTCTTCTTCAGTGCCATCAGGTTTCTTAGAATGTAACGGAGCAGCAGTTTCAAGATCAACTTACTCTGCATTGTTTGCAATCGTAGGTACAACTTACGGAGCTGGTGATGGTGCATCTACTTTTAACGTGCCTGATTTACAAGACAACGTTGCAATGGGTAAATCTGGAACTAAAGCTTTAGCATCAACTGGTGGAGCAAATACAGTAGCCGCTTCAGGTACAGTGGGTGGTTCTACAGCGAATGCAACTTTATCAACATCACAACTTGCTTCTCACTCCCACCCTATAACAAGAGCTGGAGGACCTCCAGGTGGAGGTGGTTTCCCTCCAGGGTTTTCTTATACTCCTAACGTTGTAGCGGGGGCAAAAAACAGTGGAAACCAAGGTTCAGGAACAGGTCACTCTCACAACATGAGTGCAACTTTTACAGGTAGTGCTACATCAGTTGTACAACCTTATTTAACAGTTATTTATATTATTAAGACGTAGGAGAAATTATGGCAACAAACGCAACATGGACAGTAGTATTTGAAGACAAATTGATCATCAAACAAAGTGGTGATGCTGCGGGTACTGGTTATAATATTGTTGATAATGATTTTTGGGGATTAGCTAAATGGAATAATATTTGGGCTATTCAATATGGAACAAACAATCCAAGTGACACTGTAGAATATAGAGATAGCACTCCACACTCTAGTTGGGAAGATGCTAACTTAGGTGATTTTCAAGACTTTATTACTAGATGGGACGCAACTCACTTATCACAACTTCAATCTGATTGGGATAATAATAATATAGAAGGTGAAAGTGAATCTGATAAGATCGCTAGAATAGGTGCAAGACCTACATCTTATTCATCGTAAATTAATCCACGAAGTTAATATATATTTTTTACCTGATAAAGGTGGATTACCTCTGTGTAGGTATGGAAAACCTGCTGGCCAAATAACTATTCTACCTGTTTTAGGTTTTACTCTTTTTGAAAAATGTAAAAATTCTGTTTCACCACCCTCTTCAACATCGTTTAAATAAACACTAAATACAAAAGCTCTGGGTTCCATTTCAAAACCTTTACCATGTTCAATATGCCAAATATGATATCCTTCTGTAGGTAAAGTTTTTTGTATTTTTAAATTAGTGTAATGAAAATTTTTATCTTTATCATCTGTATCATACGCTTTACCAGCTCCGGTATTTCTTGCATAATGTGTAAAAGCTAAATCAAAATTAACTATTAAAGATTTTAATTCTTCCCACCAAACATCTATATTGTTTCGATTAGCAAAAAATTGTTGATCTTGTTTATCTAATATAACAGCTTGTTCTGAACCTAATCGATTAAAAGTTTTATTAAATTTATCTTGAGTGTCATATAAATCTATGGCTTTTTTACATTCGTCTTTTGAAATATAGCCATCATAAACGCCAATAAAATTATCTATGTTTACCGTTCTATTCATTATCTATGTAAAAAACAATTAATGGAATATCTTGTGCCTTTAGTTACAGGCTCTGTTCCATGTATCCATATAGGCTCTGCAGGAAATATCATTCCATCTCCTGTCTTAAAAGAATGTTTTACTCGTCCGTCAAAAAACCTAAATTCCCCACCCTCATAATCTTCATTTAAATTTAAAGTGCATGAAGCTCTATTATAATCCAATCCAACATCTGCATGATCTTTAATAAATTGGCCTTTTTCATATTTTAATATTCTTATATTATGAGAATTACAGATTAACATATCACTAAAAGTAGGGCAAAATTTGTTTTGCATATATAAAACATAGTTTTGAATCATAATATTTATGTATTTTTTAGCAACATTTAAAGGATCATTAAATGTAGAGTCTTTTAAACTTTCTAAACTAAGATTTAGACAACCAAAATTATCATAAGAAAATTTTTTTTCTTTATATTTATAACTAGATTCTTTGCCTGCTTTTTGTTTATTTAATTCAAAAAATTCAATAAATGAATTACACACGTCTTTAGGCACTAAACCATTGATATGGTATTTAAGATCTGTTATTTTAGCGTCGAAATTTGTGTCTTTCATAATTTAAATAAGTAATATATAACCATTTATATGCTACAGAAATTAAAATTCAAGCCTGGATTTAATAAACAAGATACTGAGTCAGGGGCCGAGGGTCAATGGACTGATGGTGATTTTGTAAGATTTAGATATGGACTACCTGAAAAGATAGGTGGATGGTTACAATTAACAGCTGCTAATAAAACACTACCTGGAGCTGCGAGAGCACAGATTGCCTTTTCAAGTTTTGCAGGTGAAAAATATTCCGCTATTGGAACGTCTCAAGGTTTATTTTTATATTATGGTAATGACTTTTATGACATTACTCCTTTAGATACGGCAATTACTGGATGCACATTAACAACTGTTAATGCATCAAGAACTGTAACTATCAATAAAGGTTCTCATGGTTTAGCTGTCGGACGATATGTAACTCTTTCATCGGTAACTGTTACAGGAGCATCTGATTTTACAGCAGCAGAGCTAGAACAAGTTTATGAAATCTTAACTGTACCTGATGTAGATAAATTTACTGTTCAAGCTTCACGTGCTGAAGGAGGAACTGGTATGACTGCAGCAGGAGCTGCAACTGTTAATCCATATGTTGAAGTTGGACCAACTACACAAACAACTGGATTTGGTTGGAGCACATCTACGTGGGGAGCATCAACATGGGGAACAGCAAGAGCTACAAGCTCTGTAATTCTTGATCCAGGAAATTGGAGTCTTGATAACTTTGGTCAGGTATTAGTTGCAACTATATTTGATGGCAAAACTTTTACATGGAATGCAGGGGCGTCAAATCCAAGAGCTCAACGAGCATCATTAACCACATCAGGCTTTGCAACCGGTAACAATCCTACAGCCAGCAGATTTACTTTAGTGTCTGATAGAGATAGACACTTATTTCATTTTGGAACTGAAACAACCATTGGTGATGTTACAACACAAGATCCGATGTTCGTAAGATTTTCTAATCAAGAAGATTTAAATACATATACACCGACAGCCACTAACACTGCAGGTACATTTAGATTAGATACCGGTAACGAAATAAGAGCAGCCATTCAAGGTAAAGATTATGTTTTTGTTATAACTGATCTTGCTGCATATGTGATTCAATTTGTTGGTCCACCTTTTACATTTAGTGTTAGACAAGTTGGTACTAACTGTGGATGTATTAGTCAGCATGCAGCGACCTTTGTTAATGGTGCTGTGTTTTGGATGGGATCGCAGGGGGGATTTTTTGTATTTGATGGTACAGTAAAATCATTACCGTCATTAGTAGAAGATTTTGTATTTAGCACAGACGGAAATAATCTTGGATTAAACTTTAATTCTAGAGATGTTATATTTGCAGGATCAAATAATTTATATACAGAAGTAAATTGGTTTTATCCAAAATCAGGATCTGAACAGATTGATCGATGTGTAACTTATAATTATGCTGAAAACTGTTGGACAACATCGTCTCTAGATAGAACAACATATCAAGATCAAAGTGTATTTGATAATCCATACGCTACAGATTATGACTCTACATTAACGCCAGTTTTCCCTGACATATTAGGAATTACAAATAAATATGGTGCTAGTATTTATTATGAACATGAGCAAGGAACAGATCAAGTTAATAGCACAGCAACAACAGCTATTCCTGCGTTTATTAGATCAGGAGATTGGGACATAACATCTAGACGTAGCGCGTTAGGTCAACAAACTGGTGTTGCAGATTATCGAGGAGATGGTGAATTTTTTATGGCTGTTAGACGATTTATACCTGATTTTAAATATCAACAAGGTAACGCTAAAGTAACTTTATTGGTTAGTGCATATCCAGACGATGTGGCTGTAAGCTCACCACTTGGACCCTTTACAGTTACGTCAACAACTGATAAGGTAGATACTCGAGCCAGAGGAAGA